TCAAGGTGTCCAAGGTGCTCAAGGTATTCAAGGCCGTCAAGGTACTCAGGGTACAACAGGTAACACTGGTACTCAAGGTATAACAGGTAACACTGGTGCTCAAGGTACTCAGGGTATTCAGGGTATTACAGGTATTGGTAGCCAAGGTATTCAAGGTATTACTGGTTCTCAGGGTACTCAAGGTACTCAAGGTCGTCAAGGTACCACAGGTTCTCAGGGTGCTCAAGGTATTCAGGGTGTTACAGGTGCCGGTACTCAAGGTATTCAGGGTATTACAGGTGCCGGTACTCAAGGTATTCAGGGTATTACTGGTTCTCAAGGCGCTCAAGGTACTCAAGGCCGTCAAGGCACTACAGGTTCTCAAGGCGCTACAGGTGCTCAAGGTCTACAAGGCATTCAAGGTCCACAAGGCACTACAGGCACTCAAGGCGCCACAGGTTCTCAAGGCGCTACTGGTTCTCAAGGCGCTCAAGGTACTCAAGGCCGTCAAGGCACTACAGGTTCTCAGGGCGCTACAGGTTCTCAGGGCGCTATAGGCTCTCAAGGTACTACTGGTGCCCAAGGCACAAGCGGTGCAACAGAAACAGCATCATCTCTTTTAACCAAACTTATAACAGTCGATGGACCTGGTTCGGCACTAGATGCTGACACTCTTGATGGTATAAATTCTGATGCCTTTTTAACAACAAATGGTACTGCGACTTCAACAGCTACTTTCCCTGTGGGTATGTACGTTGGGTTCAATGCTTACTATGATGGAGTTGATGTTCGCTGGGAAGCAAAGTCAACCCAACAAGGTTGGTACGTATTCCGCAATGGTGGTAACGGTACCGGCTTAGAACTTTATGTAGAAGACGGCTCAGTTACTGCCAACGCAGTAGTAAATACTTACGCTTCGTACATGTGGCGCGATGGAGATTTCTTCTCCGGAGCAAATAAATTCTGGCATGCTGGTAACGACGGTGCTGGTACAGGCCTTGATGCTGACACGCTTGACGGTTATAGTTCTGCTTCGTTCGTGTTCCAAAACCAAAGTTACAATACTACATACCTTGGCTTTACCCATGTTGGTTCAAACTCTGGTATGTCTGCAGCTGACTACGCTCTTTACCAAGAAGCTGGTGCTTGGACTGGTCCTCTTTATCCTGATTTAATTTTCGCGTTCCACACCGGCATTAAAATTATGTCACAAACCGGATACGGTGGTACAAAATTTTACGGCGCGACGCCAAGCTACATTGGCTCAACTGATCCTCTGTTCATTGTCGGTAACATCGACAATGCTACTTCGCATGTTTCACACGCTATTACGTCTACAACAACAGACGGATTCGGATTAGAGTTCCTTATTAATGGAACATACATCGATGGGCGTTACGCTCACCGCCTTGCCAAATATGATGTTGGTGGTGGTGTACCTCTGTATGTACAGAAAACTTCTGGTACAGCAGGGTCGTGGACAACTATCGCTCGTTTTGGTAGTTTTAGTGGAAACACGAATGAATTTGAGGTTTTTGGTCCCGGTGCTTTTTCTGATCGTATTGCTGCTACTGCCGCAACATTTACCGCTGGTAGCTTCAACGCCTCTAATGGTATGCATCTATTTTTTAGTTCAAACGAAAGTAATATTTACTCTCTACAAAACGGTGTTTCTTGGCGGGCGCTCAACATTGACAGTAGTATACTTCGCTTAAATGGAAATACCGCTGGTCCAACATATATTTATAATGGGTTGTATGGATACACTACGATCGTTTGTACTGCCACCCCAACTGGGCAGACTGGTTTAGCGGTTATAACAAAGTCTGGCGGTGTTGATGGTACTAGCTATCTATATGTAAACGGACATAACCATTTTCAAATACAACCTATATCGGGTAGTGCTGGTACTGTGTGGCATTCAGGTATTGACGGCGCTGGTTCAGGTCTCGATGCTGACACTGTTGATGGATTCCATTCATACCAGTTCCCTCACTCTACTGATAATTCAGGATACGGCTGGGGTTCTAGTATGAACGTCAGCAATATGAATGCTGTTCTTGGTACTACTTCTACTACACAGCGTTGTGGCTTTTCAACGTACAATAACCCAACAAACTCTCCTAATGGTGATTGGGTGCACTGGATCTCTCATTTCGGAAGCCAGTGGGTTGATGTAGATAAGTATGGATTCCAGATTGCTCACGGTTTCTGGAACAACAATATGTGGGTTCGTAGAGTAAACGATGATACCTGGGGTTCCTGGGTTAAGATGTGGAATGCTGACAATGACGGCTCGGGCTCAGGCTTAGATGCTGATCTTCTAGATGGTATTGATAGTACTGGATTTATAAAAGGTACGACAAATACTTGGATTACAGATGCTGGTAGTGTACAACGTTTTTATTTCCAGGCTTCTAGTACTACTTATGTTAAAGGCCACGGCTCAACCCCCATCGAATTCCGAAACGGAAGCGATGCTAATATTACCAATATTGACTCTTCTGGTAACTTAACAGCTGTAGCAAACGTAACCGCTTATTCTGATATACGACTGAAAGAAGATCTCTTAGTAATTAACAGCGCTCTTGACAAAGTTATGACTCTTACAGGGTACACCTTTACTCGTAAAGACTCAAAACAAAGACAAACTGGTCTTATTGCTCAGGATGTAGAAAAGATCCTAGCAGAAGCTGTGATGACAGACGAAAAAACTGGTATCAAATCCCTTGCTTATGGAAATCTAATGGGTCTTATGGTTGAAGCTATTAAAGAGCTTAAGCGAGAAATAGAGGAACTTAAGAGATGACGCTAGCTGCTTCAGGCACAATGAGTATCGGAGGTTCAACTTCTACCCGCTCTATCAACTTAGAACTTGGTAGAGCGCAAAATGCTACTTCTAGCATGAATGAAAGCGCACTTAGAACGCTTGCGGGAGTTCCATCTGGAGCTATTAGTATATCTAATTTCTATGGAAAATCTAACTTTACTCCAACTACTGTAACATACAATACCGGATCTGGTACTGAAACAGCCCCAACTGGATGGTCTTCTTGCCGTATACGTATTTGGGGAGGCGGAGGAGGCGGCGGTAGAAGTAACGGACTTAGTGCTCCTGGCGGCGGTGGAGGCGGTGGTGGATTTTCTGAAAAAACTATTACTGGAAGCGGGTCTTCAACCATAAACTACGTTGTGGGTAATGGAGGAGCAGGTAGAACAGCTTCAAGTGTCGGAAGCGGCACAACAGCTGGACAAACTAGAGTTGGCGATGTAACTGCTACTGGTGGATTTGCTGGAACTAATATGTCTGCAAATGGAGGCGCAGGCGGTGCTGAAACTAGTGGAGGTTCAGGAGGTACAGCTACTGGCGGATCTACAAATACCACTGGTAACTCTGGTAATGCTGTTCTAGGTGATACCGATGGTGGGGGTGATGCTGCTGGAACTGGAGGAGGTGACGGTGGAACAAACTGGGATGGATATCTTGATGCCGGTATTTGGACAACATCTACCTTTCCATCAGACGGATCCGCTCCAGGAGGAGGGGGAGGCGGTGGCGCTTGGAGTACCGCAGGTGATTTTCTTGACATAGCAGGTATGAATGGTAGCATAGGTCGCGTAGAATTCTACTACACATAAACAGGAACGGATTTGGTCGCAAAAGCTTTAGATATGACTGCTGAGGTAATCAATGAATAATAAAGGAGAAAAATGATAGAATATACAATACATAAACAGACAGAAAAGACTGTCGAGATTATTATTATTGACCCAGAAACTGGCCTAACCCACAATCGGACAATTAATATAGGTGATTGCACCACAACAGATTTATTTAATGAACGTATTGAGAGCCACCTAAGAGCTTTCAAGCATAGAATTAATATAGGAGTTATTACGGAGTCTACGATTCCAGCAACAGAAGGTCTGCCCACAGATATAGTAATAGACCCAGCATTGTCTAAACAAAGCAAGCTGGCACTAGCTACCGTAGTAGAGGTTAAGTCTCTAGAAAAGCAAGCACAGGTACAGGAACGACTGACAAAATTAAATAGCGAAAGTAAAAAAGATAATACTGCTATCGCGGAAGCAACTACTAAACTGCAGGAGCTTACTGCAGCTATTGATACCCTAGTAATTGATAAATCTAATATAGAGAAGGAATAAGAATATGGAAGAGAAAAAAGTAAACCTGGAAGTGACTGCCCAGGAGTTTAACATTATAATGGCAGGATTACGTGAGTTACCCCACAAAATTTCTGCGACAGTCATAGATGCGTTAGGTAAACAAGTGCAAAAACAAGTAAACCCAGATGGAACACCTAAGTAATGAAAGTCTCTAGGCTAGACGTAATCAGTAACAAAATAGTAGATTTAAGCTTCGAGCCCAACAGGTTTCTGAAGCTCAATGTCGAACGCTATTTAGAGGAACTAGGAGTAATTCCCGTAGATCCTCAGATAGCGATTATAAACGCTATTAATAACCCAAAGTACCGCTTTATCTGCGCCGCGATTTCCAGACGTTTAGGTAAAACCTATATCGCCAATATCATCGGCCAACTTGTAACGCTAGTACCTGGGTCAAATGTTCTAATTATGTCGCCTAACTACAGACTCTCACAAATTTCATTCGATTTGCAAAGACAGCTGATTAAACACTTCAACCTAGAAGTAACACGAGATAACGCTAAGGATAGCATCATCGAACTATCTAACGGATCAACGATTCGTATGGGTTCGGTAAACCAAGTAGACTCAGTAGTTGGTCGATCCTACGACCTAATTATCTTCGACGAGGCCGCTCTAACTGATGAAGGTGAAAACGCCTTTAATATTGCGCTTCGTCCTACACTAGACAAACCAAATTCAAAAGCTCTATTTATTTCCACACCTCGTGGTAAGAATAACTGGTTTGCTAAGTTCTATGAACGTGGGTCATCGAACGAATTCCCTGAGTGGTGTTCAATTCACGCCACATGGAAGGATAATCCTAGGATCGACACGCGCGACATTGAGGAAGCCATGAGAACAATGAGTCAAGCGGAGTTTAAACAAGAGTACGAAGCTGACTTTAGCACATACGAGGGCAGAATCTGGGACTTCAACTTCGATACACAGGTGCAAGACCTTTCGGCGCTGGACCTTACTGGCATGGATATTTTTGCTGGCCTCGACGCAGGTTATCGAGACCCGACGGCCTTCGCCGTATTTGCATACGATTCGAAAAACGATATATACTATCTCATTGGCGAGTACTCTAATCAGGAGAAAACCACAGAGAAACACGCGAAAGCCATTCAGTATTATATTGACAAGTATGATATTGATATGATATTTGTTGACTCCGCTGCTCAGCAGTTCCGAGCCGACTTGGCTGGCGAGCACGGCATATCTACAATCGACGCTAAAAAATCAGTCTTAGACGGAATCGCTCATGTAGGTGCTATCGTTGATAATAATAAACTCGTCGTCGATCAAAGATGTATCGAGTGCCTAAAATCGCTGGAAGCTTACAGATGGGATCCAAATCCCGGCCTACTTAAAGAAAAGCCTCTTCACACATGGGCATCACACTTAGCCGACGCCATACGTTACGGTCTATATTCCTATGTCAATAGCTTTACTGGGTTCTAGGGATATCTCACTTGTCAAAAATTTTACTTGACTATCAAAACGAGTCGCGATATTATTATTGTAATATAGAAAGAGTGTATGACGGTCGAAAATCTTAAACGTTATAGCGTTAAATATATTAGAGATGGCGCAAAAAGTGCCTACAAAAAAGACGATCACTGTCACATTTGTGATACTGCTGAAGAGTTACAACTTCACCACTATACTGGCCTAGCAGATTTGTGGGCTATGTGGTGCAGAAAAAACCGAATTAAAATCAATACTGTTGACGATGTTATGGAACACCGTGAACACTTTATCGCCCAGCATTATGATCAGCTATACCACGACGTGGTAACTCTGTGCAAACTCCATCATGCTGACTTACACCAAATGTTCGGGAAAGCACCCGCGATCGGGTCCTCTAAGGCACAAGCACGATGGATCGAAGTTAAAAGGAAGAAATGGCTAGAAAAGAATCAATCTTAAAATCTTTTACTAGCAGGTTTCGTCCGCAAGTAGTAGAAAAATTAAATCCAGGCCAGCGTTATATAGCTATGCAAGAGGGTCCAACTATTGACCCCGCGCCAAACAGTTATTTTTCATACTACGAACAATTAGGCGTAGTTAACCGCGCTGTAAATATGGTAATAGACGCGGCTTCGCAAATTGATATTATTGTAGGCGATGACAAGCTTAACCAAGATATGCCTCCTAGAGGCGGAACAAAGAAGGCACGGGTAGAGAAACTTTTAAACTCCGAGCCTAATCCATTTCAGGATATCTCTACATTTCGTAGACTTATTTATTCGGATCTGCTAGTAGACGGTAATGCTTTTATTTACTATGATGGAGTACATATCTATCATCTTCCAGCATACTTAGTCTCTATTGAAACAGACTATAAGTTGTATATAAAAGAATTTACTATGGATGGCCCTGGCGGCACAATTAAGTACGAACCAGATGAAGTCATACATATTAAGGATAACTCTATACGAGGTGTCTACAGAGGTATATCTAGACTTAGCTCAGCTAAATCATCTATGACACTACTCTGGAGAATGATTAAGTACCAAGATAAGTTTTTTGAGAATGGAGCCATTCCTGGTCTTGTTCTTAAATCGCCTAACTCTCTTAGTGAAAAGCTAAAAGAGAAGATGATTGAAAGTTGGTTAAAACAATACTCACCAAATGCTGGCGGCAGACGTCCGCTGATTTTAGATGGGGGTATGGAGCTTGATAGACTATCGAATACAAACTTTAAAGAACTCGATTTTGAAAATAGTATAGTAAAGCAAGAGCATGCAGTTCTTAAAACACTGGGCATTCCTCCTATTCTTCTTGATGGTGGTAATAATGCTAACATTAGACCTAATCAAAGACTATTTTACATAGAAACTGTAATTCCTCTTGTGCACAAAGTTATGAAAGGCTACGAAAGATTTTTTGGCTGGGAACTGATTCCAGACAACGATATTCCAGGCCTACAGCCAGAATTACAAGAGCAAGCAAACTACGCGGTAGCTCTTGTTAACGGTGGCGTAATTACTCCAAATGAAGCTAGAAAAACTTTAGCATTTGAAGATTCTGAAGATAAACTTATGGATGAAATTAGAGTTCCAGTTAACGTTGCCGGCTCTGCCGCTGACCCTAGCCAAGGTGGAAGACCACCGAAGAAAGACCCTAATGAATAGAACACCCGCAACAGCTATGGCGCGCGATGTTGCAAAGTTTTTAATAGATAAAAAAGTAAATCCTTTAGAAATTACAGCTGCTCAGTACGATGATTTAGCTCCGCCCTATAGGGCAGTTAGAATGAAATTGTATTTCCTAACGTTTGCTCGCGCCATGAAACATGTAGCTAGCCAAGTTGAAAGATTACAAAAACGTACTGTAATCAAGAAGCCTATTAAAGCTAGAGAAAAACAAACCAATGGTGAAGTATAGAGGTCAAAATATCAGCCTAGTGCCATCCGATGGTATGAAGTCAGAAGCTGAAAGAGCACTAGCTTGGAAAGCTGATGGCAAACGTGGCGGTACAAGAGTTGGATTAGCTCGTGCAAATCAGCTAAAAAATAAAACCGAGCTTTCGCCTAGCACTGTGAGAAGAATGTTCAGCTTCTTTAGTCGCCACGAGGTGGATAAACAGGCTCAAGGGTTTAGCCCAGGAGAAGAAGGTTATCCTTCCCCCGGCCGCGTGGCCTGGGCTTTATGGGGCGGAGACGCTGGGTTTAGTTGGTCCCGTGCTAAAGTAGCAACTATGGATAGGCTAGACGAAAAAAAGAGTATGGACGAAGAATACGAAGAAGAAGAAGAACATGGCTCTTCATATATTTCTACCTACTTATTAGATATTGCCGACGTAGGCAAAAAATTACATGATATGCTTGGAGACGAGGATAACTTACCTGGGCATATAATTTCAAAGGTTATACTAGCAACTGACTATATACGTGATGCACGTGATTATATTAAGTCAGAAGGATACGAAAAACAACTAGACGAAGAGTACGACTATGAAGGAGAGATGGCTAAATCCGAGATTAGGATTATGCTAAATGCTGTAGAAGAAATTAACGGCATGCTCTCAGAAGAAATTAGTTTGCCTATGTACGTCGTATCCAAAGTCATGCTAGCTTGTACTTACGTAAAAGACTCATATGAATATATAAAACAAGAAATGCAAAAAGCAGCTCCTGAAGACTTAAAGACTGGAGATTTTGTTTCTTGGAACTCTAGTGGTGGAACTGCTCGTGGAAAAATTAAACGAGTAGTAAGAAACGGGGAAACAGGTATACAAGGCATTAGTGGAACACCAGAAGATCCTGCGGCAGTAATTACTGTGTGGAGAAAATCCGGTGATAAGTATGAGGCATCAGATGTAGAAGTAGCCCACAAATTTTCTACCCTAAGAAAAATAGAAAGTCTAATGAAACAAGATAGAATCTATACATTAATATCAAAGATGAAGTCTGTTTCCGAGGATTCATCTACTATTACAATACGGGGAATGGCATCTACTACAGATACAGATAGAGTAGGAGATGTAATTATATCCGAAGCTTGGACTAAAGGGGGAACCGAAAGCTACTTACGTAACCCTATCATACTATTTAACCATGACCACAACAGACCAATAGGGCGAGGTACTTCTTTACGGGTTACAGATAAAGGACTAGAAATTACAGCTAAAATTAGCAAAGCTGATCCTTACATCTCTAAACTGATTTCTGACGGTATTTTAACTACTTTTTCTGTTGGGTTTAAAGTTAAAGACGCCGACTATATAAAAGATACTGGAGGTTTACTAATTAAAGATGCAGAGCTATACGAAGTATCAGTAGTATCAATACCTGCTAATACAGCTGCAGAATTTAATGTAGTAAAAAATTATCAATCAATGGACGAGTTTAAGAAAGGGCTTACTGTGCCCACCCTACCCGACTTGGGTAATCAAGAGGCACTGCCCTCTTCTAAGGAAAATGTAAAAATGAATGAAGAAGAAATGAAGAAATTTCTAGCTGAAATTTCTAAAACAGCTACCGCAGCTGCAAAAATGGCTGTCGCTGAAGAAACTGCTGCTCGTAAAGCTGCAGAAGAGACTGAAAAGCTCCGCATCAAGGCAGAAGAAGAAGCACGTGAAATCGCTGTAAAAGCAGGCGCATCAGGTGCAGAAAAACTTCTAGCAGAAGTAGCAAAAACTTTTGCTGAAAAAAGCGCAGTAACAGACGCAAAAGTAGAAGCTCTAGAAGCCGACCTACGTGACCGTAGCAAGGACCTAGCTGCTCTACGTGAGTCCAAGCGTACCTTCGTTTCTAGCGAAAGCGGCACAGACTGGAAGAAAGCTTTCACTCCTGACCTAGTTAATGCATACGTTCTAAACGCTGTTCTAACAGGAAAAGGTGGGTTCCAGGGTACGAAGTTTGGTAATTCAATCGTAGAAAAAGCAACGAACGCAATGTCCGGTGCTGCAGCTCCTACAGCTACTTCTATCGAAATCTACGAAAACACAGTTTCAACGGCTATCGAGCGCGATATTCAGAACCTACTTGTTCTAGCGCCTCTATTCCGTGAAATTAACATGCCAACAGCTACGATGACTATGCCTATCCTACCTGACGCTGGTTACGCTGAATTCGTGTCTACAAAAACATACACGAACACAGGTAAAGATGCCCCACACGGCTCTCTATCTGAGCGCGGCGATACAGTTGGATCACCATACGGTGGCGTAGATCTAACAAACAAGACATTATCAGTTAAGAAATTACTTTCAATTTCTTACCTAGCTAATGAAACAGAAGAAGATACGATCCTAGCGATCCTTCCTCTAATCAACGAGCAGATGGTTCGTTCACACGCACGCTCTGTTGAGCATGCAATGCTTCTAGGCGGCCACTCAACAGGTCTTCTAACGGGCGGCTTTGATGGTGTTTGTGAGCAAGCTCGCGACAACTCAAAAGAACTAACATCCGCAACTGCACTTGCATCAGACAAGCTAACAGCTGCTAACCTACTAACTCTACGTAAGAACATGGGTAAGTGGGGAATTCGTCCTAGTGATATGGTGTTCATCGTATCTCAGACAGAATACTTCAACCTACTAGAAGATCCTGAATTCCAAGACATGAACCTAGTTGGTACTAACGCTGTTAAGCTAACTGGTGAAATCGGAAACGTATACGGAACAAAGGTAATGATGTGCGACGAATTCAACGCCAAAGCTGCTAGCCAGCTAATGGCTGTAGCCGTAAATGCACGTAACTTTATCGTACCTCGCATGCGCGGAGTAACTCTAGAGTCTGCATACTACCCCGGTCTACAACACCGCGAACTAGTTGCTACTCAGCGTCTAGGCATGGATTCCATCATCACTTCTGGAACTTCAGCCGTAAGCTACAGATACGCAGCTGCTTAATGATGTGGGCGCCGAGTAAAATCGGCGCCTACTACTTGGAGAGCCCAATGAACGTGGATGATGGGGGCGTGGAGGTTGCCTGGCATACTTTCTGCCTTCATCACCACAGATCATTGGGTTTTTCTTATATGGCATTTAGATTAGCTATAAAAGCTTATCTTCAGTACGTCAAGGATAAAAATGACAGAACTAGTGACACTACAGCAGTATAAGGCATACAGAAACATCACAGGGGGCACTGATGATGGTAAACTCAATATGATTATACCTTCTGTGTCTAAACTAGTTAGGACGTATTGTGGAAGAGATTTTACGAGCTATTACGCTATAAACCTAACAGAGTATCATACTCTAAAGTGGGACGTAAGCGCTATCTTTTTGAGAGAATTACCTATCGTTCAAGTGGTTTCTGTTGAAGAGCTAGAAGAAAATAGCCAAACTGTTTATACAGCATTAACCGCATCAGAATATGTAGTAGATACTAATATGGATGCTATATACCGTATCGAAGACGGGAAGCCGAAGTACTTTCCAATTGGCATCAATGCCGTAAAAGTTGTATATAAGGCAGGGTACGCTACAGTACCTGCTGATTTACAGTTAGCCGTTTGTGATTTAATCACATACTATTTGAAAGAGCAGTATCTTCCAGAGAAGAACCATGCTAGCTTTACGATTAGACATAATAATGATAAGCCCGATTTTCCGGATCATATCAAGAGAGTACTGGACTTCTATAGGGATATGTAATGGTTGAAGATGCAAAAAGAAAAATTGCGATCAGTGTTACTGATGATAAATTTGCCCTAGAATTAAAAAAAGGCAACGACTCTATTTATGATTTTTCCGACGCGGCTAGAAGGAGAATAGGTAAATCTATTAGCGGCACAGGACCGCTTCGAGGGTTTATTAATAGACTAGGCGGCGGAGTACTACAAAAAGTGCACTCTATAAAAGACGCTCTAAATATTTTTAAAACTATCAATAAGCAAAATACTACTGCTGTTAACAGCTTTCTTACGGACTTTTTAATTTCTCTTCAAAACGATATTTTTTACGTGCTAAACGAAACATCTGAGAGTACGGTATCGTCAATTGTACAAAACAATTTATCTCTTATAAAAGAATTTAATGCTTTTAATGGTTTGCACGCCGATCCTGCAAGAGCAGTATTATTAAGATCTACTAAACCTTATTTACCCCCTAATATAAGAGACGCTTTAAAAGTAGACGATAGTTTTGAATCAGATAACTTTGAAGAAATTTTTATAACCAGCGACCAATCTGTAGAACAACTAAAAGCAGACTCTAGAAAACGTATTGAAGCTAGAGTTGCACAAATAATTGATGAACTTGAAAATGATAATGCTAAAGAATCATATTTTGAACAAGATGCTGACGCTTTTATAAGTGCTACAAATAGCCAAATTGGAGACCCGGTTTTTGATAAAACAGGTAAGCCTATTAAGCCTGTTCCTAGGGAAGATGGCTCAACCTACGATAAAAAAATTAATCCTTTAATACAGCATCTATATTCTTTTAAGGATGGCGTTAACACTAAATATACATTGATAGAAACAAAAATATCTTTCAGCGTAGACCCTGCCAGCATTACAGGAGCACCTAGCGTAGGTCTTTACCCCTCTATAGAAAAAGTAGTGCCTACAGACGCTGCACAATATGAAGCAGCTGTTAAAGTTATAGCAGGAAATATACAGCTTCCTATTGCTTTCTTAGAAAAAGCAAAACAATCTCAAGGTTCTGCAAGAATAAACTTAGAGTGGGAGCATATTGTGGGGTTAGCTACTTTTAATATATACGAAGCCGCTGTAATGGCTAAACGAATTTCTGAAATTGATGTTGATCACCCAGAAGTTCATAAAGCAGCAAAAATGGCCCCAGCTTTAGAAAGATTGTTCTTTATAGCTATGAAGGTAGATAGTTTATTTACTAGTTTTACTGATGAAAATGGAAAGCTAGTAGTGGCTAATGATGATCCCTTAACTAGGGCGGCAATTTTACATATCTTAAAAAACCAAGAGATAAATTACACAGAATATAATTGGGTTATAACAGACAGTGAAACAGGTATGCCGCGCGCGTTCAAAAGAAATGAATTTATTAAAAGAACAACAGAAATAAGTATAACAGGCCTAGGTGTAGAATACAAGGATTTTCTAGTCGGGGGCCGAGTTGGATTGTGGGGTACTGATGTATCCAATGGTGCTAAAGGTACTCTTTCAAAGACGTTTATAAGTATAGCAAAAGGAATACTGGAAAATGGTATAGAAGAAGCTATGTCAAAAATGGATGCTTTAGAGGGCAAAGTTAAACTCCCAGGCTCCGATAGTTTTGTAAAGTCTTTAGCCATAGCTAGTGGGCTTCACAATTTTGACCTTAAATCGAAACCCGCTAAGGCTAAAACTGTAACTAAAAAAGTTCCCAAAACCAATATTTCTAAAGGCATGAGCAAAGATGGCCCCGTTGTGCCTGTAGTGTTAAAAAAACCCAAAAACACAAAAAATCCCCCCGGTACTAAAAGTATAAGTACTTATCAAGGTACTGCCCCCGTATCGCAGAATGCACGTACTAGATCAGAAAGTTTGGTGGCTTTAATAAACTATAGTCTGTCTTCCGAAGTGAAAAAATTAATGATAGGGGGCCCGAGATTACAAAATAGAACAGGCAGACTAGCAGATTCCGCTAAGGTTACTAGTGCAAACTCTAGAAGGATAGTGGTGCAGTACATGTCTAATCCTTATGATGTATTTTCAAAAGATAGAGGTGCTTCTCCTTGGAATAATCTTAATAGAGACCCAGTGGACCTGATAAGTTTAGCTGTTAGAAACATTCTAACGAATAATAATAAAAGATACGCTAGGTCTGTAAGTATAGGACGGGTATAATATGGCTTTAGATAGAAGTAGATTATTTAGCAGCAGACGTACGGCTATAACAGATTCTCTTGTGGCGCTATTTAAAAGTATAGATGGTACAGGAGAGTTTGTTTCTAATATATCTGGGCAAGTTTTTAATAAGTTAAAATATATGGAAGATCTAAATGATTTTCCAGCTATATCTGTAATAGCGGGGTCAGAAAATAGAACCTATCAAACTGCTCAGTATAGGGATAGATTTTTAAATTGTAGAATAGTCGTATTCGTAAATGAAGAAACTCCCCTCACTAAATTAGATAGTGTGTTAGAGGACTTAGAGACTTTAATAGAGGCTAACGGAAGATTAGCATATATTGATAAACAAGGCGCTACCCAGTATACCCACGATATAAAGATTCTCAATATATCAACGGACGAAGGAGCCCTAGAACCCATTGCAATAGGCGAAATGTCTATTCTGGTTCATTACTAAGCGAAAGCTTGGTCAGAAGGAAAATAAATAATGTCAATTTATCTAAAAAGAGATACTAAGGTATTCCTTAAGAAAGGCACAGCCATCTGGGAAATCCCAGTTATGTCTGGGTTCAATTTCTCACAAGGGAACACGACTTCAGAAGTTGTTCTAAAAGAAATGGCTACAGCGGCCGGAGTTTCACGCAGAGGACGTCGAGTATTCAATGATGCTCTAGCCCCAGCCGAATGGAGCTTCTCAACGTATATTAGACCATTTAGACCAACTGTACAAACTTCTATAGCTGCTACTGCTATGGTAGCTAACACAGGGTATAAAATTCTATCTGCGGGGGATACTGTATGGGCAACTTACGGCGCGCCGCTTGGAACTGCCGGTACTTACTTTGTAGCTAACGGACCTGGAACAGGTACAGGCACAGTACTTCCCGCATCTATTGCGGATGCTGCTGCAAACCACCACGCTGTAGAAGAAGTTCTATGGGCTCAATTCGTAGGTTTAGGTACATACACACCAACTACGTTCACATTCCTAAATTTCGAAGCACCAAACAGCACCGACCTAGATATTCAATTTACTGGCGGTAACAATATTAGTTTAGGCGAATTTGACCTATTTTTCATTCTAGGCGCCACATACGACAATGATAGAGACTATGACGATGTTGCATCAGATGACGTTGTTGTTTACAAGATTGCTAACTGCATCATCAACCAAGCTAATGTTAACTTTGACGTTGACGGTATTGCAATGATTGAATGGTCAGGCATGGGCACAGTAATTTCTAGAGAAGCAGACTTCGATGCTCGTACAGCTATTACGCAAGGTGTTACAGCTACAAATAATTTCATTCGTAATAAATTAACGTCTTTAACAGTACTAGCTGCTAATACTACGGCATACCCAGGTGCCGCAAATAACACAGCTCCAGGCACCGCAGGCTCATATACAATTACTTTAACAGGCGGCTCTATGTCGTTCTCAAACAATGCTATGTTCTTAACACCAGAAACTTTAGGTGTTGTGAATCGTCCTATTGGTCACATTGCAGGCAATAAAGCAATTACAGGTAACTTTACAGCTTACATTGAGGAAGACGCGGCATTAAAAGATACTTCTGGGCAGTTACTGGCAGACGCTTTAGCTGATCTTACAACAGTAACAAATTCCTTTGCATTAACATTTATTCTTGGTGGTACAGGTAATCTACCAAGATTTCACATTAACCTACCAACGGCACACTTGGAAATTCCCAAAGTGCAGTCTGATGATATTATTTCAGTAGACATTGCATTCCATGGCCTACCATCTACAATCGCAGGAACAAACGAAGCGACTCTGAAGTATGTCGGAGCGTCACTATAAAAATTTTTCTTGACAATGGTCAAGAGGTAGCATATAATAGGTGGATGGGTAAAACTGTCCACCTATATTTTTATAAGAAGGAGAATTATGAGTAAACTACAATCAATGTTAAAAGATACACTAGAGGCCTGGGTACCATTTGATGGGCTACCGGGGTTTGAGGTTAAGCTAGCTTACCTAGCTAGGCCAGAGTTAGAAAGAATTAGAAAAGCTTCTACACGTCCAGTGTTTAAGAAGCATCAAAAAGAAGATGAACTAGATGGCGATATGTTTATGAAGCATTATGTTAAAGCTTCTATTCTTGATTGGAAAGGTTTAACATTAGAATACGCTTCGCAACTTCTTCCAATTGAAGTACCAAAAGATATACCATTAAATGAGACAATCGACTTCTCCCCCGAAGAAGCATTAAGTCTAGTTAAAAATTCTCCAGAATTTGACAAATGGTTAAATGAGATTGTGTTCAGCTTAGATTCTTTTCGTAGCCAACCTACGTGAAGATACAGTTACTGACTTAGAAAAATACCTAAAAAGCAGCGAGAGCAAAATAGATAAAAAACGTTACTTAATGTTGATGGAAGAACGAGGTTTAGATCCTGATCCAGACAAGATTCCTGTAGGTTATGAAGATCTATCTTATGATGCTCAGTTGTGTTTAAACATATACGGCAGGTTGGGAAATAGAGTTTACGGAGACGTAGGTTTTGTGGGCAAGGACTATACCAACTTGCCAATACTTATCAAATTTCATGAAATAGTTAATACTGATTTTTTACTAGAAATGCTCAATATAATAGATGAGTACAATGTAGATAAGTCACAGAAAGCTATGAAAAAGGAAATGGATAAGATAAAGAATAGCAAATGATTAGCATAAAAGCGCTACTTACTATGGAAGGTAAAGGCTCTGATAAATTAGCAAGAGAAACAGAGCGTACTAGAGATAATCTAGACGAAGCAGCTCGCTTAGCGGGGGTATTGGACGCTAGACTAGGCAAAAGCGGTTCAAGTGCTGCTCGAAGATCTGGTGCTTTTAATGATAGAGATGGCATTAGCACTAAAGAAAATAGAGGTGCCAAAGGAGTAGCGGGTCAAAGAGGCGCTGCGGGCAGAGACATGGCTGGTCTTCGGGATGCCTCAGATAGCACAAGTGGCATAGTTGCTGCTTATGCTACCGCGGCGGCTAACATGTTTGCTATTACGGCTGCGTTTAAAGCTTTAGCCGATGCGGCAAAGGTAGAACAGCTTAGAAAAGGTTTAGAGCTTGTAGGCGCTCAATCAGGCGTTTCTCTTGGCTTAGTATCTAAAAATATAGAAAAAGTTACCGGGTATGCTATTAGTTCAGCGGAAGCAATGAAGTCAGTTGCCTCCGCAACAGCGGCAGGGTTTAGCTCTAAAGAAATAGAAAGACTGGCTGTAGTTGCAAAAGGTGCATCTACTGCTCTTGGCAGAGATATGTCTGATGCTATGGATCGTCTTACAAGAGGTACCATAAAATTAGAACCAGAACTCTTAGATGAACTTGGTATCATGACTCGTATTGATGACGCTGTTAGTAGCTATGCAGACGCGCATGATAAAGCTAAATCTTCTCTTACACAGACAGAGCGTAGACAAGCATTTCTTAATGCAGTTTTAAAAGAAGGAGAAGATAAATTCGGCTCTATTGCTGCAGCCGTAGATGTAAGTCCTTTCGATAAATTGACAGCTTCTCTAAAAAATATGTCAACAACAGGCATAGGTGGGTTAGTAAAAGTTCTAGAGCCACTAATAAACCTTTTAGCCGATATGCCACAACTTATTTTATTGCCTTTAACAGGAATATTTCAATCTGTATTCTCTAAACTTGCTCCAACAGCACAGGCAGAATTTAAAAAGCTTGAAAATGTCACAAAACAAGCTGCAAATAAATTTGGCGATATGCGTGCCGCAGAATTTGTTAGAAGTCAAGATATAGGTTTAAAAATAGGAGACGCTCAATTTGTAGGAAGAACTAAATTAGACCTTAATCTAGAAGAAGGCACCCATTTATCTCTGCTTGAAAAACAAAAAAAGATACTACAAGATAATTTAATAATAGAACAACAAGCTTTAGCTGTTGCTAAGAAACAAAATCTTGAAAACTCTATAGAAGTAAAATTAGCAGAGCAAAGAGTAGATAATAATCGAGCTGCTTTAAATAACATGAATAGGGCTATATCAGAAACTAAAAGAGACCAACGCTATATAAACCCTATGAGTGCAGCGGCTGGAAAATTGGCGTATACCGATGCATCTACAAAAGCTTATGACTTAACTCAAACTTTATTTGATGAGAGGCAAGGAAATATTGCCGGACAAGCGGGAGCTTTATGGAAAGGTGCTGGAGCTCAGCTTGCTGCGGTAAACATAGGCATGAAATCCTACAAAGCTAATTTAGACTTAGCAAATCAAGCAGCAGGAACACAAGCAACTCTTGTATCAAGTTTATCAGGTTTATGGCTTAGAGCAGGTTTAACTGTAAAAGCTTTTGGAACTATTGGTAAACTTGCTTTGCAAGGGTTTACAGCTGCTCTTCCTTTTATAGGTTGGATAATTACAGGATTTACATTACTTACATCTCTTTTTGAAGCTATGAAAAGCGACAAAGATAGAGCAATTGAGGCAAGCAAACAGCAGCTTAAAGAGTTACTTGAGTCCAGTAAAAAAGTCAATGAAGAAGTTAAAAAATTTAGAGAAACAGGAAGATATGGTAATGCTTTTGAAGCAGAACTTACAAATATAAATGAAATTTATAGTAAATTAAAAGATGTTGAAAAACTAAAAAATAAATCATTTAATAATAGTGATAAAAAAACTCAAGAACAAGGTTATCTTGGCACAAGAAGTGAGTACCTTGCCGGAAAAGATATATTTGGAGGAGCGGAAGAAGCTCAAGCTTTAGAAAGTATTTTTAGAGGACTAGAATCTACTAAAGGAGTTGAATACGTCAAAAAATTAAGTATAAGTATGGTAGACGCTAAAGAGGCGGGAAAAGATTGGTTTAGTATATTGGAACCTGCTATGAAAGGTTCTGAGGCTATAGCAAAATCTTGGTCAGATATTGGAGAAGCTGTAAAAACTGGCGGGCAGGCTGTTCGTAAATTTTGGGGAGATGACTTTTTCAAAACAGACTACTCAGAAATAGCTAATACTTTTAGAACTATAACTGCAGAAATGAAAGCTCAAGAACAATACATAACAGATCCTAAAGCAAAATTACAAGCAGATTCTGATATTATATCAAAATTTGTTGCTGGAGGAAAGGATATGTTTCTTGAGTTAGATAGAGTTATGGGGGAAAATACTACTACTTTTGCAGATATATATAAAGAATTAAGTAAAAAGCAAAATGAAATAAATACACTTACTGCAGCTGGAGATAAAGCAAGTCTTGATAGAGCAAAACAATTAACAACAGAATTAAATAAACGCCAACAAGAAGTAAAAAAATTAATATCATCTTCCGGTGTATTAGCAAAAATAGCGCTAGAAGAATATAAAATGAAACTAGCTACTATAAATCTTGAAAACGTTAAAAGTTCTCTTACTTTACAAGAAATTAGAAACTCAGCAAATCTTGCTAAAAATGCTATTACAGCCTCTAAGCAAGCACTAGAAAGAATGAGAAATTTTCAGGGTTTTGACAATTTATCAGAGGGCTACGATAAAGCTGACGCTGTTAAACAAGCAGAAATAGAATTGCAAAATGCTAAAGACAGTGCTAAATTAAAAAATGATGTATTGGATAGAGAGTTTGAGTTAGCCGGCTTACAAAAAGAATTGATGCTACAAAAAGCTAGATTGGAATTAAGTGATGCACAAGCAGAATTTGATAAAAAATATGTAATTACTAATCTTGTAAATACACTAAGTATGGGCATGTTATCTTTACAAGGGGCAGAATATGCCGTTGATAAACAACGATTAGAAACTATGACTAAAATAGTAGGGTTACTGGGCGACACAGAAACTATTGGAGCTAGAACAAACGCTGCAAATAAAGCAGCTAATACTCTAGAGGTAAAAACAAAAGAACAAGCCCTTGAAACTACAAAAGAAGCTTACAGACAAAGTCTTACAAACTTGAAAAAAGAATTAGATATAGTTACAGCTAGATTAAAAGTAGAGCAAGAAATTATTGCTTTAAAAAGAGAAGCATTTAACAATGAACGAGAGTTACAAAGAGTAAAACAAAGTAATGCTGCTGCTAGAAGCGCTTCTGGAGAACTAGATATTGTTAGTCAACTAAGACAAGATGCAGACAGGGCTCTTGGAAGTCTTTTTGATAAGATAGTAAGCGAGACCAAAAGAGCAAGCGAGGAAGAAGATAAAATTAAGGGGCTTAAAACTCAACAAAACCTAGCAGCAGAACAACTAGCAAAGACTTATACGTCTGGACAGGGAGACTTACCAACCGCACAGAAAAATCTCAATGACGCTACTAGAGAGTTAACTACGGTTCAAGATCTCCACACACAAAAAACACTTACGGCAGCAACTGCTATAGCTCTTTTAGTAGAAGCATTTAATAACCTTACAGGTAAATTAGAAGACGCAGGAAATCTACCTATGCAACTAGAGCGGGGAGTAGGTGCGTCAAAACAACGTCTAGCTAAAGCACAAGCTTCAGTGGGAATGAATATGATGGGTGCTGGTGACGAATTTAGCGCGGCATTAGATGCTCGTTGGCTTGCAACAAAGGATGACGTATATAAAGGAGACTACGATAAATTTCTAAAAAGCGATGATGTTAAGTTAATTAAAGAAGCCTCATTACGTATGGCAGAATTTAATCTTATAGCAGACAAAACTGCCGAAATATCTGTAGCATTTGGCGAGCAGTTAGCAGGAGCTTTCACTTCTATTATTGACGGCTCTAAAGATGCTGGGGAAGCTTTTGCAGATATGGCTCTTTCTATGCTTAAAATGATAGCGGAACTTATAGCTCAGCTAATAGCTATGGCAGCTATTAAAGCAACAGCAGCAGCATTTGGCATTCCTCTAGCAGACGGGGGTATAATGCCAGGAGCCCAAGCAATGGCTAGCGGCGGTATTATGAATAGAGCGACTGGCTCTGGCCATCAAGGTGTCATAAACAAGCCTACTTTCTTAGTTGGTGAAGGTAAAATGAACGAAGCTGTGGTTCCTCTGCCTAATGGCAGGGCAATACCAGTTCAGATGCATGGTAATAACACGTCTAGCAACAATGTGCAAGTTAACGTAAATTTAAGCCAAAATGGCGACGCAAGAACAAGCACACAGGGTCCAGACATGAATAGTCTAGGAGCAGCTATTGCAGCCGTAGTTCAAAAAGAACTACTTGCTCAAAAGGCTCCAGGGGGTATCTTAAGTAGATACGGAGCTGCTTAATGATATACTTCACAATACCAATAAACGTTTTAGGCACTGGCAACCCTGTTGCCGATACCGACGTTTATTTAGATAACGGAGTTCAAATTCAAAATGCGCCTTCCATAAGGCAAGTTGCTTTTGGAGAAGACTATAGTCTGACTATTCCACTAGGTAGTCGTAAAAGAACTTTTTCCGCATCTATGTCAAATCGGTCTCAAGCTGAGGCCGATTTGATAGATAATTATTTTTCTTACCTAGAGGGTCAACTTATTAATAATTTTCGTATACTCGGAGTAGCTGCTGACGTAGTAGTTCTTGAGTGGAGCAAAACTTTTAGAGAAGCCGATACTTACAGTATACAGGCTAGCTTCAAAGAGGTTATAAGATGATAACATTTATAGCTCCCGCAGGATCTTTCTTTGCTACGGCTACTGAGTTTACTGTAGATATAAACCCGCAAGTCAGTAAACGAGTTACTATGCTAGAACAAACAGCAGGCGACTTTCCACTAGAGCAGGCTAGAGCAAATGGATTAAATGCTGTAACAGAGACAATATCTTTTAATATGATAAATCTTACTATAGCAAATGCTATAGCCCTAGACGGCTATTTTGACTCTCTCAGAAGCACAGTACCTATAGATTTAATTTTTCCTGGTACAGGAACAGTTACTGCTGCTGTAGCAGGTACAAATGGACTTACTATAGGTAAAAGGTATAGAATATCAACTCTT